CGGGCTCGCCCGCGATTCATCGCGATTCCACTCGCTCCCCCCTTCCCCTGGCCGCTGCGGGCGCGCCGTGGCGGCGGGCTTGAGCGGCACGAACGGCGCCACGGGCCCCGCCGCGAGGCGGTACTCGATGCTGTGCCGCCCGCTGGCCAGCCGGACGTCGCAGGCCACCAGCGTGCCCGCCGCGCGCAGCGTGGCGCAGTGCGTGGACGCCGAGCTGGCGGCGATGCCCAGCGCCTCGGCGATCGCGGGCAGACGCAGGGCGCCCTTGGCTTTCAGCAGCGCCAGGATGCGTTCCTTGGTGTCGCTATTGCCCGCCATCACGCCCTCCTTCCGAAATCGCTCTGGCTCAGCGGCCAGCGGTGGTGGTGCAGCGGCTCGACCCAGGCGCCGCTGCGCATGCGCAGGCGCTCGCGCTCGCACCGGCGCTCCACGCGGGCCGCCACGTAGGCCGCCTGCAGCAGCCAGGCGGCGGCGATGCGCGCCGCGGCGAAGCGCTGGGCGGGCAGCAGCGGGCGGGGATCCACCCCTTCACCCTTCACGCCTTCACCCTTCACCAGTATTGACGGATCGGCGGCGAAATCGGCGAAACTTACCCCCGCGAGTCTCAGGCGGGGGTTGCGCTGGTAGATCGCCCGCAGGCAATCCAGTTCGGTGTCGGTCAGCATTTCGTCCTCCCTTGGGTCTTGCGCCCCTCGACAGGCTCGGGGCGAACGGTGATCGGGACCACTTTGGCCACCGCCTCGGCCGCGTCCGTCGCACGCTGCTCGCGGCGGATGCGGGCGAAGGTCTTGCGCAGATCGGTGCGCGCCGCCGGCACGTAGCGGAAATCCGGATCGGTGATGCGCTTCATGAATTGCCTCCCTTGTAGTTTGGACACCCGGAGCGGCAGGCGCGGTAGATGGCGACCCGCAGCCGGCTGGATACGGAGAAGGGCGCGGCCTGCTCGTCCTGGCAGCGGCGGGTGGAAATCTCGCCCAGCACCGGGCAGGTGCAGGTGGCGCGCATCAGCTCGCCGCGCACTCGCTCCTCCATGCGGGCGACATTGCCCTCGTACCGGCCCCTCAAGAGCTGGTTCACGACGGCCGCGGAGATGCCGAGCCGCCTGGCGGCTCGGCCCTGGCTGGTGCGGTCGCACTCGGCCGCGAGCGCCAGCACCCAGTCCGGGGCGCGCTCGCCCCAGGCGGCGAGCGCTTTGACGCGGTTCTTGTCGGGCGCGTTCATGCCGCGCCTCCCGGCATCCACACGATGCGCCCGGTATTGGGGTCGTAAACGCTCTTCACGCGCTGGATTTGGGGCGCCTTGGGGCCGCTCACCTTGGCCCGGATGAGCCGGTAGCGCGCCGGGGTGCCGGGGCGCGCCGGGCGCACCAGGGCCAAGTACCCGGCCCGGGCGAGATACACGACGTAGGTCTTGGCGGTGGCGGGGCAGACCCAGCAGTCCTCGGTGGAGGCATGCACCGCGATGTCGCGGTAGTCGAACTCGCCCAGGATGCGCATGGCGCGCCACATCTGCTCGTTGCCCCGGCCCTGGGTGAGCTCGCCGCCGGAGCGGTTGAGCCGCGGCGCGGCGACGCCCGCGTCGCGCACGAGGCGCCACTTGGCGGACTCGAATTGCCCGGCCTCGCCGCGCATGGCGGCCACCTCGACGGCGATGTGGCCGGCGGCCTCCAGCGCCTGCAGGTAGGTGGTGATGGTGGTGACCTCGACCCGGGTCTCGTCCTCGATGCTCTTGACGCCGAAGACGCGCTGGCGCCGGATCGCGGCCCAGATGCGCTCGCGGGGGGTGAGGTGCCCCGCGGCCTGGAGATGGATGGGCTTACGCGCCACGGCGCGCCTCCGCGATTGCGGTGAGGTGGGCGCCGAGCACGCGGCACTCGTCGGCGGTGAGCTCCACGCCCTGGAAATTGGCGGGCGTGTCGGATTCGCCCTCGTAGAGCTCCACCGAGAGGCGGGCCGCACACTCGCCGAACCCGGCCTCGACGACGACGTTGTAGTTAAGGTCGCCGCCCCCGTGCGGCACGAGCAAGTCGAGGCGGATCATACCGGCCTGCGCGCCGGCGCTTCGCCGGTGTAGAAGGGACGGTTGCCCCAGGCCTCCAGGTCCAGGCGCTTCACGCCCAGGCGCGCGGCGTGCTCGCGCGCGTCGTCGAGGTTGACGCAGATGCGCCGCACCACGGCGCGCGAGGCGCCGTGGATGCGCTTGAGCAGGTCGTCGGCGATCTCCACCCCGTTGCAGTAGAACCGGGCCAGCGTGCGCACGTCCGCCTCGGTGGCGGGGGCGGCGGGCTGCCACGCCAGCACCCGGTTGTGGAAGCGCTCGGTCTTGGCGAGCTTCCTCGGCAGCCACTCCTCGCCGATCAGCATGAGGGGGCACTTCGATGCGTCGTGGATGTCGCGCAGGAGCTGCAGCGCCTTGGTCTCGACGATGTGGTCCACCTCGTCCACGATCAGCGGCCGGCGCGAGGCGAGCAGCTCGTCCACGATCTGGTCCAGCATCTCGGCGAGCGTGCGCGCCGGGATGATGCCGGCCTCGCGCAGGATGGCGAGCATCAGGCTCTTGGCGGTGAAGAAGCTGCGGCACTCGACGTAGATGCCGTTCCAGCGGTTGGCGCAGTAGGCCGCGCTCATGGTCTTGCCGTAGCCCGAGGGCCCGTGCAGGGTCACCACGCCCGGCAGGTTGGGGGCGCGCACGATGGAGCGCTCCAGCGCCTGCGAGGCGAGCGAGATGTTGGAGAGGGGGGCCCAGATGCCCCCCGTGTTGACACTGTCCGCGTTCTTGGCCATGATCAAGGTTCCTGTTGTTGAGTTGTTCCCGGCGCCGCGGGCACTGCTATGCCCCCGGCGCTTCTCACTGGAAGTCCGCGGCCGTGAGGCCGAAGTCCTCGAAAACCCGCTTCTGCGCCCGCCACCCGGCGCTGCCCGCGTAGGAGAGGTGAAACTCCCGTTCGCGCTCGTCCAGCGCCCCGCCGGCGCGCGCGCGCTCGTCGAGCCGCAGCCAGTGGGCGTACAGAAAGCGCGGGTCGCTGATCGAGCGCACGTCCACTGGCCTCGGGCGCGCCATCTCCTCGGCGATGGCGTCGAGCCGCGCCTGGTCCTCGGCCGTGAACTGCGCCACCGGCACCGCGTCCCGGGAGCGCGCTGATTGCCACCCCCGCGCCGCCTCCTCGAGCGCGGGCGTCGCGTGCGGCTGGACCGGCGCCGGCAGGTAGGCGAGCTTGCCGGCGGCCTGGGCGCGCTCGGCGAGGATCTCCTGCACGATGTCGTCGGTCCCGAGCCGCTTCGCGGCCGCCTTGAGCGCCCGGCGCTCCTCCTGCACCCGCGCCTTCTGCAGCTCCCGGGCCTTGGCCGCCACCTCCTGGCGGTCCATGCCGGTGCGCGCGGGCGCCTCCGCGACGCACAGGAACTCGCCGCTCTCGGCGAACACGTAGATGCGCCCCAGGTCCAGGGGGTCGTAGCGCACCTGCACATCCTGGCCGATGTAGATCGCCAGCTCCGGCGCGATGAAGTAGGTCTGGTCGAGCGCGATGCCCTTCTTGCGCACCCGCCGCAACCCGTCGCCCCCGGGGGCCTCGGCGAGCAGCACGTCGAGGCAGTGCGGGTCCTGGATGCGCCGCACCGGCTCGCGCCACGCGGCCGTGATCTCGAAGGGGGAGCGGCCCCCGAGCCCGTCATGGGCGCGGTGCGCGTAGATGTCGTCGCACCAGCGGTCGGCGAAGTGCTGGAACTCCGCGCCCGTCATCGTGATCTCCACCGTCTCGCCGCGGGTCATCAGCCGCTCCGCGAAGCTCGAGCGCGAGCGGATCGCCTCGCGCTCGGCCACGTTGTGGCCGATGAACCCCGGCAGCAGCTCCACCAGGTCGTGGGCGAAGCTGCGGAAGAAGCGCTCGATGTGCGGCTTCTCCCAGGGCTGGAAGGGCGGGCAGAGCTGTTGCGCGATCCCGAGCCCCATGAACACCCGCGTCATGTGCCGGCTCACGTAGTCGGCGCCGTTGTCGGTCTTCGCCGTCTCCGGCACGCCCCAGTCGAGCAGCGCGTGGCGGGTGAGGGTGGCCACCGCCACCGCGCGGCTGGTCTTCGCCACCAGCAGCCGGGCGCGCCTGCTCATCACGTCTATGACGCCGATCACCGCGTGGCGGCCGTCGGCGAGCATCACGTCCGCCGGCGTGGAGTCGAACTCCCAGCGCTGGTTGAGCCGCGTCACGCCCTCGGAGGCGGACCCGAAGGCGGCCATGTAGTTGGACTTCCAGGCGTCCGGGTTCGCCACCGCGCAGAACACCTGGGCGTGGTCGCGCTTCCAGCCCACGATCCAGCGCCGCAGGCCGCTGTAGGAGGGATAATCGAGGCGTGAGTGCCCGTTGAAGCGGGCGTGAATGGCCTGTTGCACGTGCCGCGCGCTGGCGTGAGGGTGGGCCGTCAGCATCGCCGCCACGAACTCCCGCAGCGCCGGCTGCTCCTCCACCTTGGAGCGCCCCGCGCGAGGGTTGGGCTGCCCCATCAGGCGCTCGGCGCCGCCGTTCTTGAGCGCACGCCGCCACGCCATGAGCGTGCTGGGGCTGAGCGACGGATAGAGCGCGCGCGCCGCGGCCTCCACGGCGATGTCGCCGGCGGCGTAACGCTCGCAGAAGCGCGCAGCCGCCGGCTTGACCTTGAGCCGGAGCGCCTCTCGGTGGGCGTCGAAGGCGGCGAGGATCGCGAGCCGCGCGTCCAGGCGCGAGCGCCGCGCCCCCGAGAGCGCCGCCACGCCCCGCAGCCCCGCCTCGCTCCGGGCGTGGCCCACGGCCTCGGTGACGCGCTCCGCCAGCGCGCGCTTCGCGCCCTCCTCGCGCCCGATCCGGGCCGCCGGCGAAGAAAATCCGGCGGCCGCCGCCACGGGGACGGGGCCGCCGGCCAGGGCCGGCGCAGGGGAGGAATCCACGCCGGCGGAGGAGGAAATCTGTTGCTTGCCGAGGGCCACCAGCACCGGCCCCTGCATGGCCCGCGGCAGGTCCTGCACGCGGTACACCTTGCGCGGCCCGCCGCGCCCGACCTCAATCTGGTGCGGCGTATTGCGCAGCCGCTTGTTCATTGCCCGGTGGGTGATTCCCAGCACGGCGGCGCAGAAAGCGACCGTGACCAGCGCTTCGGGGCCTTTCATTTTGTCTCCCTGCCCGCCAGGCGCGCGGCCGCCTGCTCGATCAGCCGCTCCATCACCTGGTCGTTCACGTTGCGCCGGATGCGCTCCAGGCGCTGGTGGGCGGCGCGCTCCTGCACCAGCAGCGCGCCGATTTCGGCCAGCAGCGCCTCCTCGCCCCGCAGCACCTTGCAGCCGCAGGCGGCGGCGATGAGCTCCAGCAGGCGAAAGTCGCCGGTGGCGCGGGTGAGCGCCGGCAACGCCTCCAGCGGAAAGCGCCACTCCTCGCCGTGCGAGCAGTAGCGGTCGAGCATGTTCTTGGTCATCTCGCGCCCGCCGAGGCGCGAGAGTTCGGCGGCGATCTGGTAGCGGTCGCGCCCATGCGCCCTCGCTCCGGAGAGGATCTCGGCGAGGATCTCCCGCGAGGCCTCGGAGATGTCGAGCCGGCCGCTCTCGGCCGCCGGCTCCTCCGGCACCTCGAAGAAGGTGAGGGCGAGCTGCCCGGGAGCCGCCGCGCGTTTCACGCGGCGCGCTCGGCGAAGCGTTCGATCCGGCCGCCGAGCGTGTCAACGCCGGCGCCGCCCTCCAGCATCCCCGCAAACCGCTTGAGGCACTGCCAGAGCAGTTGAAACGCCCAAAAGGTGATCCGCTGGGTGTCCCCCGAGGCCGCGGCCGTCGATGTATTGAGCTCGATGAGCCCCGAGCGCGCCCCGCTCCAGTCAGTCGCGATGTAGACCTCCCGCGGGCAGATGCGCATGCGGCGTTTGCGCTCGATCAGCACCATGCGCAGCCGCACCTCCTCGCCCAGGCGCCGCGCGTGCACGATGACGTAGCCGTCCACCACGAAGATCATCCGGTCGGTGATCAACTGGAAGCGCTCCGAGTGCGCGGTGACTTCCGCCACCACGTGCTCGAGCGTCGGCCCGCCGATGTCGGGCAAGTCCTGGTAATTGCCCAGCACGATCACCCCGGTGCCGATCAGCTCGTCCGCCCAGGCGACGCCGAGGGGACCGGCCCCCTCCTCATCGAGCCAGGCGATCAGGTCCTCGACCGCGCGCAGCCCGCGTTTCTGCCTTTTGTTCATGGCTTCCTCCCCGCCAAACGTTGATTTGCTAAGTGCCCGTGCTACGCTCACTCTTCGGGCGGATGCGCCCGATGCCGCGCTCGTTGCGCCCGCTCCGTGGGCGGCCATCCGCGTGGTAGCGCGACGGCCAGATCGTCTGCGGCGCGACGCCGATGCACGCGGCGATGATCCCCTCGGCCTTCGGCCAGGGGGTGCGCAGCGCGTTGTCGAGGGCGCCGGCCGCGTAGCCGTGCTCGCGGGCGAGCCGCCGCAAGCTGGTGCCGCGCTTCCAGATGGCGGCCACGATGTCCGCGTTGTGCCAGTCCCCCGCCGGGGGCTTTTTTGGGGTGTTCAAATGTGCCATGCGACGGAACAT